GCGCTTCACGACCTCGACCGATCATGAACTGCCAGTGCTTGATCTGCCCGCCCCACTGGTGTTGCCACCGTAGGGCGGTGATCAGTTTTTTGCGTCTTCCTCGATCTCGGTCTGGCCTTGCTCGGCGACGACGTTCGCCGCGAAAATACAGGCCCAGACGAATGCTTCCAGTTCCGGGTCGGTCAGATACTTGGTGGCTGCTTCCTTCGAATATGGCTCGGGCTGACCGTCGCCGTTTTCCATGCCGCGCCAGTCGAGCAGTGACGTGTCGCGGACGAGAATAGCGTTGATCCGCATCCGGTCTTCTGGTTCTAGACCGTTGAGCCGGCGCTGGCGCGGCACGGCTGCAATGAGCTTCTGCTCCAGGCGCGACCAGTCCTTGTTGCCGCTGCCGCGAACCTTCAATTTGAGATCACCGAAATCGGGAATGTCCGTCACCCACGCGCCTTCCTCACGCTTCTTCAGATCGATCCTGCGCTCGCTTAGTTTCATGAAACCACCGATGGCTTGTTGCACCAAAAAGAAAGCGAGCAGCATTGCTGCCGCCCGCCCGTCGTTCCCGCGAGGGAGGAAGATCAGACCGTGTTGGCGGGTTCTTCAGTCACTGCCGAGTTGACGCCGGTATTGAAGACGCGGCGCATGATGTTGTCCGCTGTGCCGAGTCGCAGCGTCTTCGACATCACCAGACCGCGGAAATACTGCGTCGTCGGGCTACCGCCCGATGGCGCGTCGCTCAGGACAAGCTTGAATGCGTAATTGTCCTTGGTCCCCTCTGCGGTAATCATGGCCTGCTGTCCAACGTCGAGCGGATCGTGGAAACAGATGATCGCCATGGTCCCGGCATTTCTCGCGCCCTTGGCCTTGCGGACACGCCCATCGGCGATGGCCGTGCCAGTGACTTCTGCCGACGTGTCACCAAGCTCACCAAGATCTTCGGTGAAGCCGACCTCGATCCAGGTGAGCGCTTCGTATTCGGCGAGTGTGTCCACTGTCGCCGCAGCAGCAGCATTGCTGATGAAGAATTGACTTTCAGACGTGGTTTGGATGTCGCCCATGATGGCGCATCTCCTGTGGTTGAGGATGGCCGTCTTGCGACGCGCCCCAGCTGCCGCCCACGCAGCGGAAAATGAAAAACCCGGCGGTGGGCGGCCGCCGGGCGTTCAAACTCAGGTCAGGTTGTGGGGAGCGTTAGTCGTCGAATTGATATCGATACGGGACGATCACCGAGAGGCTGAACCAGTTGCCATCGTTCGATACGTCGTTGACGATTGGCTGCGATGTCGTGAACGTTTCGATGCCATGGAATGTTTTGTCGCGGAAAATGCTGGCGAGATTGTCGGCCAGGGCCAGGGCATCTTCCATCTCGGCAGTGCGGCGCACATTGAGCACCAGCCTCGCTGCACCTTCCTCGAAATAATGCCGCCCGATGGTCGGCTTGCTGCCGTTGACCACCGGATATTGCAGCACGATAAATGCCTGGTCGCTATTTCTCGGCTGGCCCGACACGATCGCCGAAATGACCGGTGGATCGCCCAACGTGTATTCGTATAGCCGCGCCTGGAACGCAGCCTCGACCACAGCGGACGGCATGTCAGAGCCTCACGATGATCGCCGGATTGCGCAGCTTGGATCGGTCGCCTTCCTTGCCGCCGATGATGTCACCACCGATTGCGGTTCGGTAACTGAATGTGATCTTGGCGACATTGCCGAACCTTCGCGCCGCTAACGTTGCGACTGCCTGATAGACGCCGTCCGGCGCTTGCGGCGATGAGGGCGCCCGATGCACCACACCACCTAGCCCGCGGTAGCCCTCGATCTTGCGCGCATATGGCTGGGTGTTGAGGAACACGTATTCCTCAGCCGGCGGCGGCGCGTTCGGATTTCCAACATCGACACCGTCCGCAAACAGTTCATGCGAACTTGCATAGCGCCCGGTCAGTACCGGGGAGTGGCGCTGCAGTTGCTCAAAGATCCAGGCGAGCGTCTCGCCCACCAACTGGAATTCGGCGCGGATCTCACCGTCCGGCTTGACACTGGTGAGCGGTGCGCCCTCGCGATTGTCGACGTAGACATCGTATGGCGGAACGCGACCAAGTACCTGCCTGTTCTGCTGGGCCGCTTCCGCGATCGTCTCGGCGGCATATGCCGCCAGCATGGCAGAGCGCGCCTTCGGGCCGAGGCTTTGCTCCATCAATAGCTCGAGCTCGCGCGAGATCGGCTGGACGCGAACGCTCAGCGCCATCAGGCGCGCACCGTGAGTTCGTAAGCGACCAGCACGCCCTCGACGCGGCGCGCCTGCACCTCGTAGACCGAATGCTCGATCCCATCCTGGTCGATGAGGTAGTCGCCGATCACGACATCCGATGGCAGGCCGTTATCGAACAGATCCTGCGAATAGATGATCGCGGTCAGATCCTGCTGCGCGATGCCGCCGGTCAGTTCCTTGCGCGCGGCATTGTTTGAGGCATTGAGGCGGCCGACCGTGGCGTACGTCTCATCAAGCCGACCGGTACCGGTGCCGGTGATGCGACGGATCGTAACCGGCTCACTCAGAAACTGCCGGTAGAGCCCTCTGGTCTCGGTCGCCAGTGTCATGCCAGCACCGGCCTGCGGTAGCCGTCGCGCACCAGTCCGGTCTTGATGTCGTCCGGCACGATGCTGTCGGTGGCGGTCTGATCTACCCAGCGATCCAAGGTAATAACCCCAGGGATCTCGATGTGCTTGGTGTTCGGATCAACCGAACTGGTGGTGGTCTGATAGAAGATGCCGACGAGTTGCGAGGCATATCCTTTCAGGTCTTCCGGAATGGTGTCGTATCCGGCGACATACTCGACGGTCACCCAGCCGCAGGGCCAGAACAGTGTCTCATTGCCGGATATGCGATCGAGCGTCCCCATCGGGATATCGAGGTACCAGTCGGCGGTCGTCAGCGCGGTGGTGTCCGTAGTCACCGATATGATCTCAAGGATTGGCCAGCGTGCGAGAACGAGCGTCGTATATTGATAGCCCGGTCTGACACGGATTGTCTCGACGAGCGTCTCGGCCTTGAGCGTGCGCGGCGCCTCGCCCCGCAGTGGCGTTGCCGTTGAATAGAGCGACGGGTCATAGCCGGCCTTGGCAACGCCGCAGGCACCGGCCAGGGCTGCTGCGGCGCGCAGTCCTTGGGTCGCAAGCGCCGCATCCTGGCTGTCATCCGTCGGATCCAGCCCTGCCGCGACGCGCAGTTCCTCTGGCGTCAGAAGCTGGAGGTCATCGGCGGGTTCAGTGACGATCAGCATTCATGTCTCCCGCCGAAATGCGAACGTCCCGATATCCTCACGGCCGAGCTCGGTCTCGACATTGCTTTCCGACACCAGTTCAAAGCCGCACTGCTTCATTGCGTAGATGAGCCCCGGCTGGGTCCAGTACCAACAATGTTCCCGCGGCCTGAAGTGCTTTGAGCGCAGCACATGCTCGGCATCGCGGAAGATCGGCAGCGATACGAACAGCCACTTGCGCACATTGGCGAGCAACGGCTGATAGTCCGGAATGTGCTCGAGCACGTCCCACAGCGTCATGGCGTCAAACGGGCACCGGTACGGATCGACAAACAGTTTGCGCTCCATGAGCCACTGGATGCCCGCCGGATTAACATCGTATCCCCAGGTCGCCCGCTCGTGCGAACGCCGCTCGATGAAAGCTCCCGAGCCGATGCCAACATCGACCAGCGCGCCATGCCAGTGCCGCTCGACGAACTCATGACGCCCTATCATCAGCGCCCGCCCGAGCGGCGTTTGCGCGTCGCGATCAAACCGCTCGAAATATTCCTGATCGTAAGGCTCGATCCCGGCCTCGACCGGATACCAGCCGATGCCGATCTGCGGCCACCAGGTCAAGCGGCGGCGCGAAAACTGTGCATGCAGTGATCCCTCCGCGACAGGAGGATCGAGAACCTCATGCATCGACAGGCTTCCGTTCAAACGCAAGCCAGCTATTGAGAACTTGATGGATAAGAGCGCCTGCCTGACACATCTCGTCAAGCACGTTCTTCACGTCAACGGGTTCATTATTGTAATCATGCCAGATGATCATTCCGCCCGGCCGCACCAGCGCCCGCGCTAGCATGGTGTCATGCAGAACGGCTGCGCAGCCGTGGTCGCCGTCGATGAAGACGGCATCGCATGGCTCGAGGTCCGCCACGGTCAGGTCGAGCGAACCGCGCGGTCTGACGATCAGGTGGAACCGCGGATCGGCCAGCACCATCTCGCCAGGGTTAGGCACGGCATTGTCGAGTTGAAGCGCCAGCAACGGCACATAGTCCAGTGGCACATCGATGCCGGTGTAACGCTCGATCCCCGGTATGTTCGCCATGATTGCTTTTGCGGTGCGGCCGACATTGACGCCGATTTCGATCACATGCCGCGGAAACGGCACAGTGCGTATGAGCGCAATCAGCGTCTCCAGATCCTTATTGCCGTGATCCATGAACCTCGTCGGCAGGCCCGCCCAATCGATCGGCTGCACGTCCAGCGGCGGCCCAACGGGTAAACTGACCGATGGGGTCTTCGATTTCCTTGTTACAGGCATGGGGCATATGTGTGCATCGGCAATACCTCTCCGGTATGGCGAATCCAATGCGGCTGAGGTCGAGACGCGGATCAGTGATCGTCTTCGGTGCATTGTGACCACCGTTGCCACCAAGCACGATGAACGCCCTGGTCTTGAGCGCGAGGACCGCGGGCACGATCCAGCCGACACCCGCGATCACGATGTCGGCGTCACGCACCAGCGCCATCAACTGGCGCACCGGCAATTCCTCATGCACGAAGTAGTGATGTGCTGGCGGCAGATTTCCAACCAACCATTCCCGACCTTCAGCGAGAGAGGCGACCGCGACGACCGTATGAGTAGCCATCAGCTCGGCCGCCAGCGCGTTAATGTATTCCGGCTTCGGGTTGCGCGCCGGGTTAGTCCATTCGGTGCGCAGTGTGACCGGCCGGATGACGGCGATCGGCCGTTCCGACTTGATCGGTGACGGTCCCATGTCGGGCAAGTCGAATAGCACCGGATCGAACCGGACGCGCAGTTTCATGTACCAGCGTTGTTCCAGTGACCTAATGATCGAGCTTGCCGCGATGTTGGCGTAGTGAATATGCATCTCGCGCATAGCCCGCGGCGGTTGCGACCAGCGATCCTCCGACTGCAGTGCGATGTTGTTCGTCTGCGTCCGCAGCCCTCGGAAACCGCGCACGAACTTGATATCGATGTCCTCGAACAGTTCCGGCCAGGGCGTATCGAGCCACAGCTCGTATTGCTCTGCTGCGGCGCGCACGAACGGCCGCGAGTATATGTTGTCGCCGAGGCCCCAAGGCCCACGGATCAGGACTTGCCTCAAGCGGCGCGCCGCTCGCCCAGCGCCTCCTGCAGATCGATCACCGGCAGAAGATCGGCCCATGCCGTGCCGGGCGAGGCGTTATATGCCGTAATATTCAGTGAACGCAGCGACGGGATGATCGTCACGAGGTCCGAGTGGTGCTTGTCGTAGCAGCCCGTCAGATGCGGCCACGGATGCGGCTTGTGATGGTGCGTGCGGCCATCTGCTGCTTTCCGTCCATCGGCGCCGAGCCAGACGATCGTCCCGCCCGGACCAATGAGATGTGCCGCCAGATTGGTCGCCGCTGTGAGCGAGGTCCATCGCTGCATGAGGCTGTTGCGATCAAGCGCGAGCCCTGGCGGTTTCGTCTTGCGGCAGACCAGTACCCGCTTGTCCGGCACGCGCGATGTGCTGACGACGCGGCCGGCGAAGCTTGTGGCCGCCGCCCGGTTTTCCGGCTCGTACCACCAACGCCAGTCGCCGAAGTAGAGGATATCGGCCCACTGCACTGCGTGGACGCTCGAATTGATCGCGATCACCCGCCGCCCGTGCAGGGAGTCGAGATCCTGGCTGACAACCGATGGCCCACCGCCAATGATGAACACCGTTTCGCCAGGCCATTCGCGCGGCACCGACCAGAATTTCATCAACGGAACCGCACGGGCTCGGCCGCGCGCTTCTCTTCCGGCCGCCAGTCGCGGCCATCGTTGCCGCGCTTGACCGCCAGACGCCAATCGTCGCTCTTGCCTGGCTTCGCGGTGGTATCCGCCTGAGCGATGAAGAAGGAACCGCCAAGCGTCACGCCGTCGCCGTGGCTGTATGTGCCTTCTTTCCAGACACCGGCATCGAGGACGACCGCCGTTTTCACGTGAAATACCTTCCCGCCGAGCGACCAAAGCAGTGTGCGGCCACCGTCTGCCGTCGTGACCGATGCGCTTTCGACCATGCGCTCGATGCGCTGGTCGAGATATTCCTGCAGCAGCGCGAGGTCGGCAGCATTGCGACCAGCCTCGCCCTTCAGACCGCGCTCGCCGTCCTTGCCGTCGACGCCGGTCGCGCCGGTCGCGCCGGCCGGTCCCATCTTGCCCGGCTCGCCGCGCTCGCCCTTCTCGCCACGTTCGCCCTGCAAGCCGCGCTTGCCTTCCGGGCCGGTTTCGCCCGCCGGGCCAGGAACCCGCGCCAGCGCACGCACCTCGGTGAGTGCGCGATGGCACATCGCCAGGCAGACGCTCAGCGCCTCGGTCAGCGTGTATTGCGGCGCGGGTATTGTCGGAGGTTCTGACATTCACCCACCCTCATGCGGCCAGCAAGGCCAGGACCGCGGCCTCATCATCGTCGTGCCGCCCGATAGCCGCACCCTTGAGCTGGATCGTACCGGCTCCAGTGCCATACGCGCCGGCAACGCCTGCACCTGATGCCACCGCCGCCTTGAGCACCGCGCGCGCCGCGCCAACTTGGCCGCGATGACCGGACGCCGCCATCTTGACTGTCGCCAGTATCGCCGCACTGCGCCCAGCGACACCCGCCGCCCCAGTGCCGACGCCGCTGATACGGGGGAGAGCGGCGCCAGCACCGGCAACGAGGACAACGCCATGAGCCTCGCCCTCGAGCTGCGGCAGGATGCCGTAGCCAACGCCCTCGACCGGTTCCGGTCGAAGCTGCGGACGATGAATGCCGCCGCCGCCGACAAAGATTGGCGGTGCGACTTCGCCGCCGGCGACCTCGCCTTCGCCCGAGATCGTTGCGGCGCCGGACACCAGCGCTCCCACGCCGGTCCTGGCGCCCACTGCCGCGCCGCCGCCCGCCCAGAACGCCAGTAACCCGTGGAAGCCGACGGTGGCGGGTAAAACTGCCTCATCCGTACCGCTGGCTGTCGCGCTTGCTGCGGCAAGTGCCCCGGTGCCGATTGAGGCGACAAGACCGGCACCCGATACAGCAGCATTCTGTGCCGCCAAGGCGCCTGTGCCGCTCGAGCTGGATAGTCCAGCGGCAGCAACAGCCGCTGCCGGTGATCCCAACGCCCCGACACCGGCCGAACCCAGTACACCATCGCCGACCAGCGTCGATGCGGCAGCAGCGAGAGCACCACTGCCCGCAACTGCGCCCGCGGCAGCGCCACCACCAGCCCAGAACGCAAGCAAGCCGTGGAAACCAACGGTAGCCGGGAGTAATGCCTCACCCTCAGAGACGACACTCGCCGATTGTGCGGCCAATGCTGCGCCGTTGCC